GCGAGGGGCAATCGCGGTAGATGTGATTTACCAACGCATCATCGCAGAGTGAACATGATGCGTATGTGTCGCCAACTGTTGGGACTGGGTCGCTCAAGGCTTCGGCTGTTTCTCCAACGCGTTCGCAACATTGTCCACCGAGGACGACCACAGCCCCCTCATCTGTGGCAATAACATAGTCGCCAACGATTCCCGTTTCCGGGCAAAAGGTGTATTTATACTTTAGATTTGAGCTATCGCACGTTGAACAGTCTGCGTATGTATCTGTAACTGTTGGTGTAGGTGAGGTGATTGCTGCTGTTGTAGTCGTATCCCTATCATAACATTCACCGCCTGACAAGATAACCGCGCCCTGATCACTCGAAAACACAAGATCGTCGATAGATGGGTTGGTACAGTGCGTATATCTGGTGTTAACTGTGCTGTCTGGAGCGGCAGACCCGTCTCGAAGCGCTAAATGACCCTTATTGTCAAATGTATAGGTAACAGTCCCGCCGCCGTCCAGCGATAGAACGTCAGTTGCCCAAACTTGAGCATCAGAAACACTCTCGACTGGAGATTTTACGTGCACTACAGGGCCGTTCTGCTCGATCTTAATCCAATCGCCGGTGGCGCTTACTAGTGTTTTTTCGGTGTTAGAGGTAGCTGATTGAGATTGCACAAGTCCCGAATCAACAGAGTTGGTAAGGTTTTTCGTAGTGACCTTGATTTCGTTCTCTGTTGCTTTATCAATACCAAGAGTGTCCTCGTCAATACTGCCGGTGACTCCGCCGAAATCGTATTGGTTGCCTGCTGATCCTGAATCCTCGATGTCTACAACCTGACCGTTTTTAATAGTGTGGCCCACCATCCTAATACTCAGAAAGGTGTCTGTCCCAGGTACAGATTCAGCGTCAGAGACAGCGGCTAGATTGACTGAGTTGGATGTAGCACCTTGAATCGTGTCCTCGTAATCAGGAGTCATCGGCATCGTGTAATGGATGTCGCCCTGATGATAAATGAAGTACTCACCCTCGTTAATGGTGCCAAGAGGCCAAGATACTGTGGTGGTGATCCCGTCAGTTTGAGCAAAGACGGGGAAAGATGTTGCGTCAGATACAGTGGCGTCAACTGCTGGAACCTGAGTGGTTAAACCGTCGCTAACCGGCTGAGTCCACTGAACGTATAGATTGGTATTAACCGTAAGCGGCCAGCCTGAGTTCGTTACTAGGTCGCCTTGGTTGTTCTCATTCAGGAAAGTATAGCCGCTGTACAGATTCAGCGTTGTACCGTCGTCGTATGGGCCAAAAGATATAGGCTGCTCGCTATCTACGCCCGACTTCTGGAACCACCACTGAGTAGAGCCGTCCGTGAGCGTAGGCCATGTCGGGTATACGCCAACTGAGTCAGTGGAGTCGTTAAACTCCATCAATTGGCCGATAGACGAATCTTGCGCCCAATACCTACCGTCTGTTACGTCAGTCCATGCCCCGCCTTCCCTATACACCTCTGTGGCGTCGTAGAGCTCTCCTGTCGAGTCGAGTATCTTAGCAAACACCTTCTGCTGTACGTCTGGACCTCGCCCCGCGTTAAGCCTATTCACTCTTGCCTTGATGTCGCGCACATCCTTTATGGTAACTTGGATCTGCTTAAGCGCCTTCTGCCCCAGCATGTTATTGTCTGCCATGTGATACCTACGGGATAGTGTTTGGTATGTCTAGTGGTGCAAAAGCCTTTAGAATGTTCCTGCCACCTGACACGATGACCGGCGTCTTTACAAACGGCGCTGCCGTTGGGTCTGGAATGCGGCGTCCGTCGATATCCAGCAATTGCGGCTCGCTTGGAGTGTTCCCGCCTTCAATCTGTATCTTCTTGAGCTTTTTGTTTGCGTCGAGCTCGTCATACCCTGCACTCGGGTAAGAATAAACGTGCTGAAATGTCTTATCAGCGATAAATGTAAGGGTGATCTTGATCCGCTTAAACCCATTTTCGTAGTGATTAGCATACGCAACAGTGTCTAGCTTCAGCTCACGAGGTCCGTAATCAACATTTAGTAATGAGACTTCATCGCTATTAACTGCGTCCTCGTAGCTGTCCAGGTCTTCCCACGAACTAGCGCCTACGTCTGAATAGGTAGAGATATACCGGAAAATGGTGATCTGCTTTTGCGAGCTGCTAGCCGGTACGCCGCCTTCTGGTGCCACTTGGTTGGTATGGACAAAAGCCTCATTATCTCCAAGGTTTTTCATGTGGGCAATACTTGGTTGGTATGGACAAAAGCCTCATTCTCACCCAAGTTCTTCATGTTGGCAATTTCTGAACCTGGGAACACATAACCCGAAGTGTCAAAGGTCGACGCAGCAATCGCCCTATCTCGCTTTACCCCGTCCTTAGCCCATTCCCACGGCCTGTCTTTGGGGTCTTCGGCTGGTTGGTCGCCGTCCTTGTAATCAAGTGTTACAGTCCAGTGATAGCCGTCCATGTACCCATCACGCTCGTCGTGTGGTACTGCTCGTTTATCTGACACCCATAGAGATGTAGAATCAGGAGACCAATATTCACTGTACTCTGGGATACGATTATTAGCGTCGATCGTAGCATCAAGGATCTGGTCAATATCATCACCGATATTCTCGTCACTCGTGACAATGTAAACCTTCGTGCCGCCGCTTTCCTCACCTCTGCTCTTCTCTGCAAGCCGTAAACCTATTCGGGTGATAGCCATTTCTTCACCTTTTCAAAAATTGATTTATCTCGGAAAATCACGCCTGCCGTTATTAGGACTATAGCGCCGATCACCAGGAATACTCCTGAGATCATAGATACTAGCTCAGCGATACAGACTGATACACCTGACAACGCCAAGCATGACATAGTTGCGCCTGACCAAAACCTGTGCTTGAAATTCAGCCAGCATAGAAAACAGACAGCCGTGGCTACTGCTGCGTACATTGAGATTTGCGCCCATTCTTTAGCTACAATTTGTGATACATTCGCCTTGTACCGCTTGAACCCCTTTGAGTTCAAAGCCCTTTCAATCTCAGCCTCTCCAGTCCCAGGCTTCCACCTGAACTTTGTTGAACCGTCTGGGTTGGATTTGATCTTGTTCCCCTCCATGACAGGAACACGTGACACGCAGGCATAAGCGAAAAGCACTATCAATGTTGCTACTACGTACCTCACGCGAAATTCTCCACCGTAGCTACGCCTCTAAGCCTGACGCCTTGTGATGCAACCAGTCTCATACTCTTGGCGGTTTCTTTGTTGGCCTTAAGGTTGTCTTGGCGTGCCTTTTGGGCTGGGTCTGACGAACCGACGCCTGATGCAAGCTTTAACGCCTCCCTAGTTCCAGCCTCTAACGCTTCAGCAGCCTTTCCAGAACGCGTGCTCTCAATCGCATTAGCTACCGGGCCTCCAGGAACTCCAGGACCTTCTGGGCCATGCGGAACCAGATCTAACGAGAATTTAACCTCGTCTTTCTTGAAAATGTCTGTGATGAACTTAGGTAGCCCAAAGCCAAACTTAGGGATGCCCTTGAATTGCGCACCCTCCATCAACTTAACGAACTTTCGAGTGCCTTTAAGTGCTCGGTCTATCCTCCCAAAGAAATCAGTTCCGCTACCCTTTAGGGCTGAGTTAAAGCCTTCCTTGATATCCTTCCAGATAGTGCTGAATCCCCTACCCTTGGATATATCAGTCAAGGCTTTAGTTATCACGCCGCCTATGTCGTTATGAAAGTCAGCCAGACGGTCAGCGAGGCCAAAGTCCTGTACAAACCCGCGCTTAAACCCTTCCCTGAATGACTTGAGTAGATTAAGCTCTACCTTTTCACCAGTGAACGCCCCTATTAGAGCCTCTCCGATTATCTTGGTGATATTTTTACCGAGCTTTACAATTCCGTTTATCACTGCATCTGCCCATTGTGACAGCCCCTCTAATGCCTGACCAAGTGCGAGGAAGAATTGACCTGAGAATATCCAACCAAGGACAGTTCCGGCAACTGCTGCCATTTTGTCCATCAAGATTGTAAAGTTCATCAGCATGTTTTTGTTCGCAATGGCGAACAGATGCACCACATTGAAAAGCGCTGCTCTCCAAGCCTTAGAGAACCAAATCAACATTTTATCCTGATTGTCAGTGAGCCACTTCATCAGGATCGCCCAGTTAGCTCTGAAGTTCATGAAGAAACCAATTGTCTTCTTGGCGAATGAGAGTAAGCCTATACCAAGCTCTTTCCATGTCACGCCGAACATCTTTCTAACTTCGTTAATCGCCAGCGATATGAGGCCGATGACAGCGATCACCTTGATTAGCGCAAGCGTAAGCGGGATGATTGCAGCAACAATAGCAGGCCATACAGTAGCTAGGATTCCCGCAGCTATGACAGACTTTGAGATGGCTACAATAATGGTGCCGAGAATCACAAGTATAGGGCCTAGTGCTGCAGCAATAGCAAGTACCGAAACTATAAGCTTTTTATTCTCTGTCGAGATTGCAGCAATCTTTTTAGACCACATAATGATTTGGTCTAGCACTTCTTTAAGCTGCGGCCTAATTGGATCAACAAGAGAAGCAAGGGCAATCTTCACGTTGTCTATTGCTGTAGTCCATTTACCTGCTAGCGTTTGGGACATCTTATCAAGCATACCTGAGAATATACCACCCTCTGCTGACATCTTCTGGAACGCTTTAAGCACAGAGTCAAAACCGACCTTACCCTTGGCTACAAGATCTTGAACCCCGCCTGTGGTCGTATTAAACATATCAGCCAATACTTGCTTTATCGGTACTGCTGCCATGGCGAAGTCTCTCAACTCCCTACCTGTCAGCTTGCCCTGTGCTGCGACTTGTCCAAGATTCAATGCAAGCCGTTGTAAAATATCATTATTTCCTCTTGATGCATTACCTAGAATTAAGAGGGTGTTTTTCAGGTCCTTAGCTGCCGTCCCTGTGGCTAAGAGCATTTGAGAAGCATTAGATAACCCTCCAAGAGTCAAGGGTGTGCGTGCTGAGAACTCTTGCAGATCCTTAAATAGCCTTGCACCCTTACCCATGTCACCGACAAACACGCCGAAAGCAATCCTAGCCTGCTCAAACTCTGCCGACGCCCTAACCGCAGCACGCCCAGCCAAGAGAACAGGAGCGGTGATAGCAACAGTCATAGCCGCGCCTACACGTTGCATCGAACGGCCAACAGCAAGCCCTACATTCTCAAGCTTGTTTAGCTTCTTGGTTAAGCGCTCAACGCTGTCCTCTGCCCGTCGTGAGTTGATTTTTAGCGTTAACTCGGCTAGGTCTGCCATCGTCTAATTCTCCATTCGAAAGCCAAACTGTGACAGTTCAGACTTTGATTGTTGCCTCTTCTCTTCTCTTTCTTCTTCTGACATATGGCTGTATGGCGTCTCTAGCTTGAGGCGGTTAGGTAACATGTAATGCTCTAACTCTTTTGGAGTAGTGAACAGGCCATCTAACGCGTGCCGCAATAAAGCGAACTCATAAGAAAGCCTGTCCGCTCTCTGCCATTCTATGTTGAACTCTGCTTCCCAGATGGCGTATTGCGATGCCGAGGTGAGTGACCTTGCTTGATCTGGATGGACCCCTAAAATCTTAGCGATCCTCATCCAGACACGTTCATCGGCTACTTTTTTTCGGCCTCATCCTTAGCCTCTTCTGTCAGTCCTGAAAGATCTAAGATAGCGTCTTTCAATATATCATTAAGGTTGTTGCTGAGGCTGTCAATGAAGTCAAGATCTTCCTTCTTCTTGTGATCGAATTGGAGTTTCCCTTCTTCATCGATCAGCCCCATTGCAACGACCAATGCTTTTTGACCGGATGGGTTGTAAGAGTTTGGATCAGGCTGGATGTTTTTACCTTTCCCGATAAACTTCACGCGGTTCTTTGCGTCTCTAGTGAATTCGTCGTGGAAAGCTCCGCTGAACTCTTGGACCGTGAATTTCTCGTCTTCATATTCTACGATCCGTGTCTTGAGTTCGCCTACTGCCTTTAATCGTTCTCTCAGATTCATGTTTTTGCCCTTGTTTTATGTATTACGCGGTGAATGCTTTGCCTTCAAATTCCCAAGTAGCCGTAGCTGTGGGTTGTGCTGCCTGATCTGCCGACTCAGGAGCGAACGAACGAAGCCAGCCTGCAAGAGGTGTCGAGGTCTCGTCAGTTTCGTACTTCACAAGCCAATCATCAGACTGGTCGATTGCTGCGTCGTAGTCTGATTTATCAGTCCAGTCGTAAGAGCATACTGCGGTCATTGCCGTAATAGTCTTACGCTTGGGCGGTGCATACGTTTCGGTGTCGCCCTGCTCGTTGGTGGTAAGGTTGATCGGGTCGTTACCTTCAACGCCTGAAGGCTGGACCGACTTCACGTAGAACGTGATAGCTTGGTTTACCGCTTCGATGGTAAAACATCCACCGTCTTGGAAATGTGTTTCTTTAGCCATGACTAAACTCCTTTGAGAATCTTAGATTTGTTCGTATACCCTAAACGCTATTCGTACCGGCGTCAAGTATTTTGTCTCTTCATATGGCACGGGCGTCCCGGTTGTTGCTTCGTCGATATTTATCGTTAATCCTGATTCTATCTCCTGTTGTTTGTTTGTCTGCGGGTTAAATAGCTCTGTGATGGCCGTAGCGCTACCGTCTGACTCTTCGATACCGGCTCCCATGTTGACTATCGTATCGTACCACAAGAGGCCGCTTTTGACGTTTGAGGCTTTGTTCGTGTTCTGCCCCTCTACGGCTACGGCGATTCGTTCGCGAAAATAGATGTCAAGATCTGACGAGTCGAAGTTTTCATTCTCAAAAGCAAATGCAGTTGACGTGTCGAAACCTGCGGCGTTCAGCTTATTTCTAGCCCAATAAAGGATCTTCGTGTTAGGTATCATTGGAATTTACCGCCCATTTGAGCATTTAAGATACGCCTAGTAATGTGAAGCATTCCAAACGGAGCCTGGGGGCTACCCGTTCCAGCTTCCAGCCCTGGTCCATAATCCAGGTCATTACTTATATATACATCCTGCCCTATTCTAGCCTTAAGCGCAGGCGCAAGGTTTACCTTTTCCCTCCCGGTTACTGGGCTACCAATGCGCAATCCGCCATCGGAAGCCTGTTGGCCTTCCAGATCAACCTTCCTATCTACTCCATGCACTGACCCGTTCCAGTTGCCACGAAATCTAGCCGTATCGACAGGTGATCTCGACACTAGCATTTCAAACGCTACTGTTGTGACGGTATGCAATTTCTTGTCAGCTTTCACCCTTACATTTTTAAGGTAATCGCCTAGTCCTCTGAATCCTTGCTTAGACATCTCTGAAAAATACCTCATAGGCTGCGGTGTTAGCTCCTGACACGTAGTCTTTGAGCCATACCATTCTGTATTTCACGCCTAAATACTCTATCTGCGCATGGTTGATCATTGATTTCGTTAGTGTAATCTGGTTCGCGTCGATCCATGAAACCATATCACCCATCAGGATAGCCGAGATATCAGCCGTCATCTTCTTAGTCACCGGGACAGGTGGGGAAAAGTCTGTGATCGTCTCCGTAACCGTAGCCGCTGCCTTAGCGCCGTTAAGTTCGTTATACGTGCCGGGAACCATGACAATGAGCTTAGACGTGCCTGTAGGGCCTGAGAACCTATTCACTAGCCTTGTTGCGAGTGCTGGCATCCTTGTGTCGAATATTGCTTGTCCCATGTTACCAACTCCGTCCTACTTGATTACCAGAGAACAGGAAACACGAGCTCTTTAGGATCTGGTCTGCCGTCGGGTAGCTTGGATATTGTCCTGATGCTGAGATTCCGCCCTCATACATAATCTCCATCGGCCCTAGCTTTTCCTTGGTAACTCTTCCGGCTAGTCCGTCTACGTCTGTCACGTCGTCCTGAAGCTTGCCGTTGTCGATGTACCTACCGGCATACTCTGCCGTTGCCTGCTTAACCTTCTCAGGCACGCCCTCTGCAAGGTCTCCCCTGCAGTCGTAAAGGTCAGCCCTGGGGAATCCTGTAGTCTGCCCCTCTGCTAGCGGGGTTCCGCGATAGGTGTATCTCTGGTCAACGTAGCTTGTGCCGCGTATGATTGATACCTTCAGGTCGTCGTCATCCTCTGACGAATAATCGACGCCGTGATTAGTCCAGTAGTCAAGCATCTCTGTCGTGTCAATATACGCGTTAGCGTTGGCTGTAGTGCCGTCGTCGCTTTGTACTGTTAGAGTGATAGCCATTATTTGCCTTTATTGATTTGAAGATACTTGATTAGCATTGAGCGGGTGTCTAGCAACATTCTTCCGTGCTCTGTGCCTGTGCTTCTTATCCATTCGATATTGGCTTCAGTCTTGGCTGACATCGCTACGGCTGAATTCGCCTTAGCTAGAGCATCGTCAGTCTTCTTCTCCATCATCTTCTGCTTCTCTGAAAACTCAATCTGGCGCTGCTGAACAAGAGAGACGCTATTCATTGCGTTCAGCGAAAAATAAAACGCTAAAAGTATCACTGTAAACTGAGCGCCAATAAGCCAGCGCATTGCAATGTTGTTAGCCGTGACTGACTTAGTTAGCGACTCCAAGTCGCCACATGGTGTGCCGTGTGCCTTCGTCGTCATATCATGCCCTCTTTTTATTAGTCTACGTAATGACCTTCTGCAATCACCCTAAACTGGTCTAGGCTTGTAAGGTTGTCCTGAATAATAAGCTGTAGCTCGTCACCTGGTTCGAGCCTAATAGCTACACCGTGCTTATCCCGTCCGTTTAGCGTGTATCTACAAAGCAACCCGTTCTGCCCCTGTTGAGGGTTGATCGCCGAAAAAAGCTGAAGGTCATACGCAAGATTCCCAAAGTCGCCATTCTTTTTCACGTTCCAAACATTGTTGGTAGTGCCGTTCACTCGCCTAAGCACGAGGCCATTATCAAGGCCGTCCTCAATATCGCCGAAATCGGCTAACGTAGGGGGTGAGTCAGTGAGCATCGTAATCATGATTCGATTGATATCTATCGATTGATTAGCGTGCTCTCCTACTTGAATGGAGAAAATCGCAGGGGAGGCAGGGGTTCCAGATACAGCCATGTCACGCTCAAAGCATGCGGCTGTGTTGCCAACCTGAAATGCAAAGTCAATCGGCGTGTCAAACGTCAGAATACTTCCGTCTACATCTGTAATCTCTGCGAAGTATGCCCGATTATCAGTATCGCTATCGGCGTTGAACATACCGAAATACCCGCCAACCTCACATCCCGTCGTGTCTAAAATCTCTGCTGTAGTGTCGTTGATTTCCGTAACTGCCGCGACCTTTGTCGGGATTCCTTCGACTTGTGTGAAATAGTATGCGACTGGAGTAGTCGTCTGGTCTTGGATAATTACATCCATCCCGCCGTTAGGATTTAACGCGCCGTCTACAATCTCGCAGATTTTACCTAGAATGTCGTTTAGTAAGCTCATCTAGCTCTCCAATGGTGCGCGGTTTTTGTAAGGGTGGCCTGCGGGCAATTGACTCTCAAGCCCCCATTTCCAAGTCGCATAGCCTTCAACCTTTTGCCTTGTAGCTTCTGACACATCTTCAATGATGATAGTTTCACCACCGTGACCTGCAAGGGCATTGCCTACTCTATTCGACATCACTATAAATGTTTGCGGGTCTGTAACTTTTATTGTGTATGCTACTGTTTCATTTCTCGCAGTGCCGCTTAAATAGGCAGTAATAGAAGATGAACTGAAATCAAATACTACATTATAAAGAGAGGGACCTATTTCCATTGCTGGCGTAAAGTTTGTATTGACTCCGCCTAACTCATTGGCCACAATTCGACCGTTGAAGTTGTTGACGTTGACACCTCCCACGAATTGCCAATCACTGCATTCACCTGCGCACAACATTCCAAACATGCCGTCTGCTACGTTATCGAGAGGTAGGAAAACCTCCCCAACTTGAAACACAGAGAAATTACCACTCGCAGGAATGGCGAAGTTGTCTCCATAAGTTGCCATGGCGTCAGTGCCATTGTAAAACAGCATATTCAAACCGTTCAAGGCGTGTATCCCCGTAGCAGGTCTAGCGCCCTCTGCGGGCTGCGTCAGGTGTTGGACATTGCCGCTCAGGTCGTCAAGTTGGGAAACTCCGCCAGTGTCTACTGTAATAGTAGATAAATCTGACGCGTCCCACCAACCTTCAGTGTTGATGGCTGATGGCGTCCACAATGGGTCTAGCACCCCTAAGCCCTGTCGAAGCCGGTTGATTGCTGACCCTGAGAAAGATGTAGTGGATACGCTAGATGCTGCCCTGTTAAGTGCTGATACGTCAGGGCTTGACCCTAGGACACCGGCAGCCGCCGCAATGCGAGTCGAGAACGAGCCTGATGAGGATTGGCCGACGTAGATTTCAAAGAGCTGCGCCGCCTGGTTCATCAGCGAACCTTTCGCGGTCCGTGATGTCAAACGTTCAAGCTCTTTTACTACGTCGGCCCATAAGCTCATTATTCAAGTTCCTTGAGTACTGCTTCGAGTGCTTCGGGGTCGGTTGACTTCTTGCCGCGCGGGAGGTTGCCGCCTAGTTCTTTGATCCTGGCGCGCATCTGCTCTACTTCCAACCCGTCAGGCTTCGGTTTGCCTGCTTTGGCGATGAGGTCTAAAAGTTCTTTCTCGTTGTACTTGTTGATTTGCTCGATGCCGAGTTTCTTCGCCTGCTTCTTGAGCTCTGTAATCTTCGAGCTCTTAGCGTGCCCGGTCTGGAGGTTTTGGGCCTTCTCGATCTTGGCCTTGTCCTTGCCTGCGCTGTCGATTGACTTAACGCCGCCGGTAGACTCTGCTACACCCTCTGCATATGGCCGCACCGTAGTGCCGCAATAGCGTTTACTGTTACGTTTGGGGTTGTACTGGTCTTTCTGTAGCCCTGTCTTGATGTCTGATGCTTTCATGGGGATTCCTCGCTAGTGTATGTTAGTGTGAGAAACGGGGGGCAGGCCACTAACAAAAACCTGCCCCCCGCTAAGGAAGCAACTTAGGAACTGACTCGACGCGGGTAAGCGTTAACCAAGTCAAGGTGCTCGTCAGCAGAAGCGGTCATCTTGATTCGGAACCAAGGACCAACCTCGCTGGGGATATATTCCGCGATCTTGTCGCCGATCTCGTATGTCTTGGGACCGGTTACAGAGAAGAACGGGATAGTTTCCACTTCCGACCCTGCTGCGGCGTCGTAGGTGATCAGGTACATGTCTAGGGTTTCAGTGCTGTCGATATCGACGGTCGTGTCGGCGTCAACGTAGATGGCAACGCCACCTTGATCATAACCGGCGCTTGCGTAGATTGTCGAGGTGGTATCGCCTGCGTTCGGCAGAGCTGCACCATCGTAAATATTATCAGGGTCGAACTGAACCCAATCCTTGCTGATAGTTCCGCTTGTGATTACTGTAGACATATTATGTCTCCTTATGCTACGACGGCTTCGCCATCGGTGAGGAAGTTACGGCTAGTGAGGATCTCAACACCGTCCCAACGGTCGACCATGCGATCATAGTCTTTGTCGGTAGGAGTCATTTGGATCTTAGCAGCCTTGTACTTGCCGAGGACCAACCGACGCACCTTAGGAGCGCAGTAGATCAGGGTTTGACCGGATTGCGCGCGGCAATCTTCGAGCATGATCTCGATATCTTCTTCGGTCGGGATGTTCCAGTCGTCGGGATCTTCGTCATTGATCTCGATATTTGCAATACCGGAAACATAGCGGCTGTTGGCAAGCTGCATGCCGAGATAACTCTTCATGCGGATACCATAACCGAGTACGCCAGCCTGAGAGCGCATGTGGTAAGCGTTGCCGCCGTTGATAGCCAGGATATCCATCAGAGCGCCATTACCAAAGCCGTTCGGGCTGGTAAGACCAGTGATTTCGCCGGGCTTCCACGTAACAGCGATAATGCTGTTCTGCACACCGGAAGTAGTTCCGCCTGCGTCCTGAAGCTTGCTATTGGCAGCAGCAAAGGCGCGAAGGTTGTTGTAGATGATCGACTGTTCGAGCTGATTACCCGTCTCGCGGAGAATCAAAGGGCGTTTCTTGGCGAAGTACGCAGCCGCGCCGCCGAAGAGTTTGGCCTTGTCTTCGCCTACTTCCATCTCACCAGCGATGATACTAAGATCAACCTGCTTGAGTTTGGTGGTAGCGTTAATCGTGGGGAGAGCTGCGTCTGCGTCTACCAGTTGAGCAGCGATAACCGTTTGGGTCTGCTCGTAGACGTTGTGAAGCTCTGCGCTTGCGTCTTGTACGGGGATGCGTGCGAGGATCGGGGATTCTTCCGTCAACTCGTCAACCATCTCAGGCTGCTTGGTCGCCTTCGCGATGGCATCTTCGCGGAATGTGTTGATTGTGGACATCGTGGACTCCATTTATTTGGATTCTATGGAGCCCACGGGCTAGCGGCGCTCCGATTAAGACTTATGGGGATTCAAGATATCCTCGAAGAAGTCTTTTGCTGACTCGCCTTTATCAGAGTCACTCTGATTCTTGGTCGAGCCTCCGCCAGCGCCACCGCTATTGGAAGGTGGGGCGAGATACGATTGCGATGACAAAAGATTGTCTGCATACGCATCTGCCGTTAATCCACTCTTATCACCCAATTCAGGTTTTGTCAAGACTTTTCCGTCTGAAAGTACGAAATCTCGTAACGCGTGATCGACTTGCATTTCAACCGCTTCCTTCCTCATCTTAGGCCCAAATGAGGTTCGCAGAGCGTCCTTGATCTTGGTGGAAGTTACTGACGTTTCCAATTTTTCGTGTTTCTCTTTAACCTCTGTATTCTCAGCCGTCAGCGTTTCGTTTTCACGTCGTAGCCGTGACAGCTCTACCAAGTCTTCATGTGTGGGCTCTTCCTTGTCGCCACCTTTGCCGCCGGTCTTCTTCAAGGCTTCCAGCTCGTCATTAGCAGTGCCAAGCGTGGCCTTTGATTCCTTGAGGTCTTTCTTGCTGGTGTCGTGGTCCTCGCGTTCCTTTCTCAAAGCTTCTGACAGCTTGTCGATGTCCTCTTGGGTCTTCATGCCGTCGACCTGTGCAACCCACTTGCCGCCTACCTCTTTGTAGTGGTCTACGAGTGCTTCCGGTACGTCTTCTTTCTTGTCATAGCTCAGCTTTAGCATTTACTTGCCCTCTTGTTTTGTGTTAGTTTTGCGATCTTAATTATCGCTTGCCTTCTTCTCTGGTTCAATATAGGTCTCGAAACGATAAGCTTCAATTGTCTTCTTGCCTTCTAGTACGGCTTTTACAAGCCTATGCCAACCGTCCATGATGAAGCCATCCCAGCTAATAATGATAGGTATGGAAGTATCGGCGTTCTGGACTCTAACCGAATGGTATATAAAGTTGTCAATTGAGGATACGCTACCATCCGACCAAGGCAAGTTGCACATACTAATATGGCGTAAGCAAACCTTCTCAGGTTCAAGCTTAAGTTTCTTTGCTTGCTTATAGAGATAAGGAGCAGGCCATTCATCGCCTTCGGCATCTTTGAAAGCGCTTCCTTTGAAATCACAAGTGTCGTTTTGGTAAACTTCAAGCAAAGATTTCATCGCTTGCCCTCTTTGTTAGTTTCTTTGGCTTCGTCCACTCAACTATAAACTGATCAATCATTGAACATATAAAGCGATCCACTGTCGCTGTC